AGAAGCACCTGTAGGTTGTATTGTAAAGTCTAATACAATAAACTCAGCAGTTCTTGTTGGTTGTAAGAATAATTGTCCGATTAATTGATTTCTATCAATTGTGTCAGGTGTGTTATTCGTTTCATCCATCACTACTCTAAACGCACTTAAACCACTTTGAGCTTGAACTTGTTCTAAGAATGGATTAACAATACTCAAGAATCTTCTTCTTGTAGCTGCTGTGTTTTGTTCAAATACTAAGAATCGAGATGAACTTGCAACAAACTTCTTAACTCTGATTAATAATCGTCTTACATTGATTCTATCTAAAGCACTTGCTTTTTTCTGTAATGTTTTTTGTCCAAATACAGTCACCCCTTGTCCAGGAAATGTTGCGATTGGATTAACATTTGAATCATATAAATCATCACGATTACCTTGAGTTAGTTTTCTTTCAGCTTGAATAGCAGTTGTGATTCCACCACGATTCAATCCAGCAGGAGCGAACCACGGGTGAGCAACTCTATCATTGAATGCATATATTCCACCCAATACAACTGATGGTGGCACCCATCTTTGAGTTCCAGCGACTTGTGAATCAGGCACTTTAACCCACGGCCAATACATAGCTGCAAAGTTTGAATCTCTTGATTCAGCTTGTGTGGTAACTGCTGTCAATGTTGAAGCATATACAACTGGATCTAAAATTGTAAAACAATCACCTCTTGATTCACATACATCAATAGCTTTAGATGCAATAGTTGCGTGTTCTGCTGAAATTATACCCGGCATTAAGATTAAATTAACATCAAACTCATCTTGGTTAGCAAGTAAGTCAAGAGCTTCTTTGTAAGCATCTTCACCATCAGCAGGTGTTGTTGGATCAAGTCCTTGTGAATTTTGTTTTGTAATGTTTTCATAGAAATTAACTACAGATAAACCGGTATCACCATTTTGATTACCCAATGCATCAAATCCACTATGTCCATCTGTACCACCACTAAATCCACCATTTGATGAACCACTACCAACTTGAGGTAATGAAGATGAATTAGCAGGAACTCTTACGTTTCCATTTTCATCTAAATAATCAATTAAAGGAGTTCCTACAGTTTTAACTCTTACAAACCTAGAAGCGTTTGGATACGAACCACTTAATTCTAAGTATTTTGTACCATTGTCATCTCTTACATTTTGTTTTTGGTCACCAATCACTTTAGTAATATAATTGCTTGAATTAGGGTCTAATGATAGATTATTATATGTTTCAATTGATTGTTTTCTTTTAATATTATCATTACCTGCTCTAATTGCTAAATTGAAAGTACCTTTATTATCATTTTTAGAAAGAACTTCAAATCTAACATTGTGTTTTGAACCACTAAGCAATACATGATTTGTTGTAGAAGTGGCATCAGCATTATTCATTATTGATCCATCTGCAAGTGTTTCTAAAGTAAACGCAGTTGTTGAAGTTGCATCTGAATCAGTACCACCACCCATAATAAATCCATCAGTATCACTACCAGCTGCTGGAGCAGTTCCAAATGTACTTGGAGTATTTTGTGATGATGTTACAAATGTAATACCATTATTACCAGTTCCAGCTGATGAGCCCGAAAATACTATTTCTCTACCACTGCCTGCAGGTTTTTGTGAAGCAACTACATTTAAGGATGAAACAGCATTTATCTCACTAACTAAGTTAGCAACTTGTGAACCCGTATTTGCTGCACCACCGGCTTCGAAAAACCTAATTGAATCATCTGAAGCGTCACCACCACCATCTGCTGAAGCAATAAATGTAAATACATCACTTCCTTGTGTTATTTTATATCTTTCTCCTGAACCCGATATTAAGAGTGTCATAGAACCAGTAGCTGTATTTACTCCAGTAACAGTAGTACTATTATTTGTTAATATATCTGCAGATGCTGGACTAAAACCTTGTGTCCCATTTGCCAGTATCCTAACGACAGTTAATGTGTTTGAATTTTTTAAATATTCTTCAGCTGCATGTGATGTTAAAAACTGAACGGATGTTGAACCACTTTTGAATACATCTCCGAATTTCGCTTGGAAATCAGAAAATGATGTTACAATAGTTGGGATTCCTGCAGGACCTTTGAGTGTTGGTCCTATGATTGCAGCTCCGATATCAGCCACAGCAGCCGGTAAAAACGTCTGGTCTATTTCATTCGTAAATACACCAGGTGAAATTATTTTTTCGGCCATTGAATTTCTCCTAAGTTAACTTTTTAATTTTTGAGGTAAACATACTATTTTGCGCATTAGTATTATTCATATATAAATATATGATTAAATTCTCAAACAATGATTTTTTTTCTATTATTCAGATTTATTTTCTGATTTGGTTGGTGTGAACACACCTGTTTCAGGATTCAAAGTTCCTTGTCCGTATTTATTTGTTATTCCATCAAGAAATTTTTTTTCTTCTGATTGAATTTGTTTTAAAGCCTCTTCTAAATCAACTTCTTGCTCATCTAATCTGATTTGAGCTAGTTTTAATTGTCCGAATTGAGTTTGAACATTTTGATAACCAACTTGTATGTTTTGAACTTGTTTAAGTTCTTCTTCTGTAAATTTTACTTCTTCTGCCATTATATAACCTCCAATTGTGAATTGTTTATTGTCTATATATAAGTATATATAAATTTAGAAAACGAGTAAATTATTTTATCTTGAACTCTCTTGATTTTCAGGAGGTGTAGAACCCCCATCAACTGTAGAAGTTTCACCTTTAACTTGTTTGTCTGTGGCATCACCCTCCATATTAAAAGTAACTTTTGATGTGGTTGTGAATTTTTTCATATTTGATACTTTGTTTGTAATTACTGAATTTAGATATTCTGGTAATAAATAAGCTTTTGTCGTAACACTAAATGTTGATTTTATAAATCTTTCACCATCTTGATTCATTTCCGAAGCATCTGATACACTATCAATTGTACATAAGAATTTATTATTAGTTCCACCACCCCAATAAGTATGTGATTGGTCGACAAAAGATTCCACTAATGGATTCATTTGCTCTATAAAGTTAGTCCAAAGAACAAATTCATATGTTACATCAGTATAGTTTGGCATTCCAGTTGTGATTACATCATAAACAGGTTGAACTCCTTGTTGAACTGAAAATCTATCATATTGATTATCTTTACTCCATTTATTAGCTCTAACAACATCTATATGATTACCTCTAACATCGTGTGGAAATGATTGTCCTGATAAATCATTTCTTGAAATTTCTGTTCTTCTTAACATAATTAATGGAAGTATTAATGAATTATTTTTATCTCTTAATACTCCTCTTTTTCTAACAGCTTTCCATCTTTCTTCATTACCATAAAATACAGGTATTTTTAAAGTTTCATTAGCTTCTCTAACTCTTGGTTTCATTACATTCTTAACGTGATTCAAAACTGCAGTATCAACATCTTTTAAAGTAATGGAATAATTATCTGAAAAGTTATTACCTGGTACAATAGTGGTTTCTCTATTACCACGAATAGTTGTCCCTTTAGTAGAAACTTCATTAGCTCTATTCACTAACTCTTTATTCACCACACTTTTGTTTGTAATCTTACTTACTGCCATTTCGTCTTCTCAGTTTTTTAAGTTTATCAAGTTTATTGTTTACCTTACCCTTTACTTCTTCTGATTTAATACTACTCATATCAGCTTTACCAATTGCAATTTCTTTTTTAATATCTACTTCAATGGCTTTCACACCTGTTTGACTTGGTGAATCAAAGTTGTCTAATTTATTCATCAACTTACCCATCATCTGTTCCATTTGTAAATTACCATTTGGTTCAGGTATGTAAGTGTGTTTTCTTTCACCATAGACATCTTCATCATCTTGTACATTACCACTTACCTCTTTTTTTGGTTGAGGTTTTTCTTGATAATTAGGATTAGAAGTATCAAACTTCGTAATTTTCTTATGTGTTATTTGTTGAACAGCCATTTATTTTCTCTTTTTCATTCTAGCTATTTGTTTTTTAGTTCTGCCAAATTTATTTAGTAAATCGTTTTTCTTTCTTCTTTGTTGTTTTCTTAATTTTGCTGCTTTATTTGGCATTATCTTGGTCTCTCTTCAATTTGTAATGATGATAATCTTGAACGATGTGCTGTTGCTACAATGTTGTGTTTAAAGTTTGGATGTCCTGCAAATAATTGTGGTTCTGTTGTTCCATTAATTTCCCAATAATAATCATTCCAATCCACAATGTCACCAATCTCAGGATAAAAATTCAATGAACCACTTGATAGATTTTCTCTTTGGAAAAACATACTGATATTACCATTTAAATCTGCCCCAAACTCTTCTTGTACAATTTCAGGCTCTGCATATTCAATTAAACAATTAACTCTAAATCCCACATCATAATATTTAGCAGTAGATTCACCATATAGATTGTCCTCTGTTCTTTCAACATTTACTTTATAAATATCAACTGATTGACCAATGATTTCATCAATTAATTCTTCATTCATTTGATTAATTAAATCAAATTCTTTTTGTGGTATAAAGAATGGTTTTGTTTGAGACATTATTTACTCCTAAACACTGGCTATGAATATTTCCATATCTATAGAATTACTACCTGGATTAATTAATATACTTTCTAAGTCTACTAATGTAGTTAGAATACTAGCATCACTATCACTTACATCAATTCCATCATTTGGACTACCCATCATAAAACTTTTTCCAGCTTCTAATAATAAAGTAGCAGATTCATCAGCAGCTCCATCATCCTCAGCAACATCTACTTGAAGACTTAAATTTACTGAATCACTATCATCTAAATTAGTCACTCTTATGTATTTAACATCTTCCATATCTAAAGATGTGGCTCTAGCTGTAGTACCACCTGAACCTGTAACACTTGTAGCACTTTTAAAAGTAGCTATTGCAGTATTTGTACTAGCTGGACAAGTAACTATCCTTTTGTATATTTCATTCACACTACTAATTTCAAAAGTATTTGCTCCACCTTGTTGAACACCATTTAATTTTATATCTTCTTGTATTGTGACTTTTAATGTTGACGCTGTTATTGTGCTGGCCATTTATATTTCTCCATTTATCCTACATATATTTTCAATGGTGCTTTGTTTAACACCTGTTGTTGTGATTCTGCGACTTCTTGTTCTTTTCTAGCTCCTTCTGATAATGAAACTGATTCTAAAAATTCTTTCAATTCCTCTAATGCATTGGCTTTTTCTTCTCTACCCTCTGATTTCAACGCCTCACCATCCATTGATACTTCACCATTTGGTAAAGGTAATGAAGCATATTTACTTCTAATTATTCCAAGTAATTCTTTTGCTAATGCTAATGTAAATTTTCTAATCCATTGTCTTCCAGAAGCATTTATTTCATTATATGTAATGAATTTATAAGGTATATTTGATGGATCAGATACTTTTGAATTTGTATAAGTTCTTGTTACACCTTGTTTATCTTCTTTGACATAATAGTGAAAATATATTTTACCACCAGCATCTTTTGCATCAGGTAATGGAAATATTCTCATTTTATTATTCACCAATTCAAATGAATATGCAGATTTTCTAATTAAATCATTTGTTTCAATTGCATTTGCTCTTGCTAAATCATATGATATTGGTCTTAATATATAAGATACTGCTGGTGATACATTACCAAATCCAAATGAATCTAATAATTCTATATTGTCATAAGTTCCAGCAAATGGGTCGTAGAATTTAGATATAGCAGCTGGGCCTTGATTAAATACTCGTTGTATTTCTAATCTTTTGTTTTCGTGTGTTGAATCTATATTTGACTCTGATTGTAAATCATAAACTTGCTTTGAACTTGTTAATGTAATTGAACCAGTGTGCATTGTGATGCCACCACCTACATTAACTGCTTCACCATATTGTTCTGAAAGTAAGAAAGATGAACCCATATGAGGGGCTTCTGCTTCATGAGAACCCATATCACCTAATACAGAACCACTTTGTCTATTAGTTGAACCATAATGTTCCCACATCCAATTTTTTGTATTATAATGATTTATTTGTTGTGAATATTCTGATATTGCTTCTTCAAAACAAGCGTATATTGAACCACTATTGAACTCCAATTGCATAACCGGATGTCCAAGTTTTCTAGCTACATATTTACAAATATTTAAGCTATCAGATTGAAAATCTAAATCACCATCATAAATTCCATGTGGTGTTTCACCTACAACATCAAGTGTGCTCGTTGGGTCTTGATATAAAAATAAAAATTTTGACATTTACATTCTCCAAAATGGGTATTATTCTTCATATATAAATATCAAAGAAAACAAAAAAGGGTAAGAATTATCTTACCCTTTTAAGTTGTTTTATATTTTATTGATTAACCACCAGTAAAATCAGTTTTTGAACCACCTGTTAAACCACTTGTAATTACTGTATTACCATCTGGACCAGGTTCAACTTGAGTTAATGTCACAACTCCAGTATCTGCAGATGCAACTATTTTACCACCATGACCACTTGCATGATTAATACAAGTAGCTAAAGCCGCACCTGTTACAGTTGCGTTTCCAGCAGTATTAAATTTATTTGCACTTTCAGTTGTTCCATCATCTTCACCAGTATAAGTTACTGATGTACCATCTGTTGAAATAATAGTGATTGTTTCTTCATCATCATTACTTGCATGACAAGTAACTGTTGCAGTTGCTTGTGGAAAGAAACCTTGATGGTCTCTTATGTAGGAATATTTTTGTTTTTCACTTAATTTATTATACTCGACATCTAATTTTGCTAGTCTTTTGTTTGTAGATGCGGAGTGTTTTGATACTTTCATATCATTATGTGGATGTTTTCCACGATAGCCTCTTTTAGCCATTTTATCTCTCCTAAATGTTTAGTACTACTTTTTAAGATATACTAAATTGTTATTCATTACATCAATGATGTTTAGTACTACTTTCATTGATTCGTATATAAATATCAAATGTAAAAGAAAAACCCCCTAATAAAAGGGGGCTTTTCTATCTAAGTTTATAAAGATTTAACTTATACTAAGTTTAAGTCTTTACAAGAGATTGTACCATAAAACTCTGGTCTAATCATTTTCTTAGCATATCGTGTCATCACACCTTTTCTTGGAGTGAAGTCACTTGGATCATATACTAATGG